AGCGAAGGATCACTTTACTTGTGACAAAGCAGAGTCGGCACGCATTTTCAAGCGTGTGTATGACGCAGCACGAACAAATAAAACATACAGAAATATGGTTCGTGAGTGGAGAAAAAAAGAAGAACTACGCGCCGTGGGAGGAACTGGCATTTCTCAGTGCGACTTATAATCGTGCAAACTTGGTTCGATTCCAAGACGGCGTATTAGGAGATTTATGATGATGGACTTACAACTCAAAGACTGCACAGAATATCTAAGAACACTCGATTCTAATTCTGTCGATCTTGTTTTGGTTGATCCACCATACTTTGAAATTGTAAATAACGACTGGGACAACCAGTGGGAGAATGAAGAATACTATCTCAACTGGTGTGCGAACTGGACTGCACAATGTTGTCGGGTTCTCAAACCAAATCGAATGTTGATTGTTTGGGGAACTTTGAAAACAGACACATTCCTAAAATACAAACTTCGATGTTTGTCAGGATCAAGTCTCACTCCACAGACTGAGATTATTTGGCATTACAACTGGGGTGGTCGGACAAAGAAAAACTTTGCCCGAAAGTCTGAACTTGCTTGGTGCTATTCAAAAGGTAAAGAATTTTTGTTCAATGATAAA